CCTGATGATGCCCCGGAAGGCCGGGGCTTCCCCTGCTGTAAGTGCGGCAGACTCTTGTTCTCCTTTGAGGGATACGAGCAGTCGCTGCGCGGAGGGTTCCAAACCGCCCCCATCAACAGGCGGGTTGAGCAAATCCTCACGGCAGAGGAACAAGCACAGACGGGCGCTTTTAGATTTCCTCCAAAGGGAGGGGATGCTGAGTGCGAGTCATTGCACACGCATCTCCAGTCTTTTGGATACCGGTCATGCCCTTGCTCCACATTTGTCGTCGACGGCCAGATCCTCCAACGAGCGATCAGTGAGACTGCGAAGCAATTAAGACTGGCAACTTTCCAATTGCCGTCTGATTTTCTTCAAAGGACCCATTTTGACCGAATATTGCGTTTTCTCGAAATGGATAGTAGTCCTGGTCTCCCTCTCTGTAGACAGTACCCTACCAATAAGTCTTTCCTTAAGTGCGAAGGTGAGTTTTTACCAGCGCGCGTGGATTGGCTTTGGGATAGAGTCTGCCAGAGATTGAGAGATAGGGACTCCGATCCTCTTCGAGTTTTTATCAAGAACGAACCGCATTCAGTTGAGAAGATTGAACGGCATCGGTATCGCTTGATCATGGCGGTCTCGCTTGTTGATCAGGTGATTGATCAGATGTTGTTTGGTGATTTCAACACTAATATGATCGACCTTTACGGTCAGATTCCATGCATGCCCGGTTGGGACCCTGTACTTGGCGGGTGGAAAGTTATTCCATCTGGCAAGGTTGGCTTCGACGTCCGTGCGTGGGATTGGACTGTTCCTGGTTGGTTGTTGGATGCGGAATTGGATTTGCGACACCAGCTGCTTGTTGGCGATTTGGACGTTTGGTCTGAATTGGCTCACTGGAGATACTCGTGTCTGTATAGCGATCCTCGACTAATGTTGTCGAATGGCGCGCTTTTCAGACAGAGGGTCTCCGGTTTTGTCAAATCTGGCGCGGTTAACACCATAGCTTCCAACACCAACATGCGGCTGCTTTTGCACAATTATGTTTCCCTTGCTGTTGGTGACCCTTTATGGGCATATTTCATCGCCATGGGTGATGATGCCTACCAGGATCCCCCCTCACAGGATTATGTTGACTACCACTCGTCGATTGTGGAGTTGAAGGAACCTGTTTTGGAGGAATTCTGCAGTCACTATTTTCATGGAGGGCATGTGGAGCCGCTTAATTGGGGCAAGCACTTGACCAATATGCTCTATTCTAAGGATGAGCATCTTGAGCAGGTGGTTGCCTCGATGCAGCTCAACCACACGCGCTCTGTTAGGTTGCCACGTGTTCGGGAGATTGCTTATGCTCTCGATCCATCATTCGTACGGTCTCCGCAATATCTTTTGGGAATATACGATGGGGAGATGGCTCAATGATTTGCCTCTCCCTATAGTGTAACCCGTGGGATTTACTGACCGCCCATTCCGG